CTGACGACTACATGTGCCGCTACTTCCTGCGGTTCCAGCTTGATCTCTCGCGTCTCCGGCTCGGTCTGTGGCTTGGTCACCGCTTCAGCTATCCAGGTCACCTGCACGCCGGCGAATACCCCGCGTGCACCGCTTTGATCCAGGGCCGGCATGGTGATGGCCGCATCCGGAGGATCCCCGGCCGGGATGACTCTCGCCCGAGGACGAAATACGGCGTCCTGCGGCTGGATAGGCTCCAGCATCGGACCCATTTGCTCAGGGACGAGAACGCCGCCGGCGGTACCAACACCCATTGACATGTCGCGGTGCTCCCTGCCGTCGGCGAGTTGCCGCAATCTCTCGTCCTGCGGCGCAAACCGCACGACGGTCAGGAACTCACCGAAACTCCGAAAGACCCGCACGGTCGACAACGGCTCGTCTGGCGGTAGTTCTCCCGGAGGAAGGTCGAAGCTCTCCTTGGCGATGTCGATCAGCTCATCCATCTTGCGAATCTCGCCGGCAAGCCGCTCCTGCTCGGCGCGCTCCTCATCGGTGAGCCCTCGACTCTCACCGATCACCTTGTCCAGCAACTCTTGCCGCTGCTGAACGAAACCAGCCCTCTTGTCATAGAGGGGTTTTAATCTCGGATCCATATTACTCTCCTTGCTCTTTAAGATAGGGCCATGGATCTTGACTCAGTGCATCCTTGGACATCTGTACCACCTCCAGCAGCGCCCTGCTGCCGTCCCCGGGCGCCCCCGGTTCCGGACGGTGCCGCAGCGCCAAGTCCTTGCACCTCGCCATGACCACGGTCTCCTTGTATGCCGGATAACTTACCGGCGAATAGTCATACAGTATATCGAAACTCAGGATCTCCCGAATCTCGATCCGCCCTTCTTCGGTGCTGTCCGTATGCCATTTGTCCTCTTCGACATCGAAGGCAAAGCTCATGCGATCAATGAGTTTGTTCTTGATTGCCTCATAACCATTCCGGCCCCAGACGCTTTTGATAACGTCTGCCCAAATGTGGACACCATGCTCATCTTCCTCCGCCTCCAGGGTGCCATTACTTCGGCGGGCCATCGGCTGCGAACTCTCATGATCCCAAAGCACCAATTCATCAGAACGTGTCAAAGCACGGGCTGCCGCACCCTGATGGATGATCTCTCGAACGGTTCCGCCCCAAAGAAGGGCGTACTTCTCGTAGACGATCGGATAGCCCTCAATCTCCATGGCGTGATCACCATTTTCTATTTCCTCGTCAAGGGTTCTCAGCTCGCTGACTAATCTCTCCTGTTTGGCAAGCTCTTCATCTGTAAACCCGCGCCGCTCCAGTGTTGCCATCTCACCGAGCATGTTGCTCTGCCTCTCGATCCGCCGCCGTCTATCCAGAAGCTTCCGCAGCCTTGGTCCAATGTCACTGGTCGCATGAATGTTTGGGGAAAAGGGTAGGAAGCGCCGCTCAACCAGCAAGGACCCGCTCTCTTCCTCTTTCTTGGCCGGCTCAAACGTTCCATCGGCATTTTTGCAGTGATCGCGGGCCGCATCTTCGGTCCAGATGTCTTTCGGATAACGCAGGCCCTGTAACTCGCTCTCATCGGCACTGATCACCCCGAAGATGTAATCGATGCACTTATCATCATGTTTCTTGTAGCAATTCTTGCGGGCAAATTTCTTGTATTTTCCCGGATCTTCAAGCCGACATGAATGCTCATTCGGATATGGTCTCATTTCCAGATTTTCTTTACCCATGTTTTTCTCCTCACATACTTGCCTCTATACCACAATCACAGTTGTGTGATATGATTCCTTCAGCAACATAAAATCCCGAATCCGTCTGGAGGTTGAATACGTAGCCATGAAACGAATCACGCTTGATGCTGACGATCTTATCCGGCGCTATCTGGCCGGAGAGTCTGTCTATGGCCTTTCGCTGGCGCTCGGAGTCGATCGGAGCGTAATCGCTCGCCATCTCAGGGAGAGCAACATCACGCTCCGCTCCCATAGTGATGCCGGAATAGTACGAGCCCGAAGAATGACGCCCGCGCAGAGGAAAACCCAAGCGACGGCGGCTAACCGTGCGGCTAAGGGGCGACGGAAGACGATCGCTGAACAATGCTTGACTGCGCAGACCAAGCAACGGCGCGGAATCGGGATTTCGTCCTACGAACGCAATCTTACTTCCCTGCTTCACAAGAGGGGCATAGACGCGATCCCACAACTTGCGATCGGCCCCTACAATTGCGACCTTGGAGCCTATCCCATCGCCGTGGAAGTTTTCGGCGGCGGTTGGCACTGGCACGGCTATCATTTCGGGACTGTCGAGAAGCGTTTCCGCTATATCCTCAATGCGGGATGGATGATTTTGGTAATTGCCATTTCCAAGCTTTATCCAATTACCGGAGAGATGGCTGATTATGTCGCTGCCTTCATCAAGTGCGCCCGCCGCGATCCATCCCTGCGGCGTCAATATCGGGTGATTCGGGGTGACTTGGAACTCATGGCCTCTGGCCGTCTTGACGATGATGAGATCTCCATCGTACCAACGTTTACTCGCGGACGAAACGCCCTCGGCCAATACACGAGAGTGTCCCGGTAGACACCCGCCATGATAAGGCGGATGTCGTCGTACACTTGTTACGGTCAATGGGCGTTCGGCTCCTTCCGGCTGAAAATCCCCGGGCTCCAGGAATGCGCTCTGAATCTCGATCACTTTGCCGTCCAGCGCCAGACAGTAGGGACAACTCTTGCCGTAGGATACCGAGGCGAGCTTGGTCACGCCCGCAAGCACAAACACGTTGCGGGTCAAGGCGCTCTCCGACCGGATGCTCTCATGCAGCCGCAGTCGCTCGGGCCGTAGCGTCTTCCAATCTTCGAGCACGCCCTCGACCGCGGCCTCCGGATCTTCAGCGTCCGTTACTGCATTAGTAAGCGAGCCGCGCGAGTGGCGGATGTGCCGGCGGATGAACGTATCGCGGTATCCGTCAGTACCGCTGAGAAACGTTTGCATCTGAGCCTTGAGATCTTCGTCGTTTCCGATCTCCTGCTGTGCGATCGGTAGGACCGCATCCGCGTAGGAACTCAGAAGCGGCGCCGACAGTGCATCGATGCGCTCACGGAAGCCCTCGTAAAAGGTGTCCAACCAGGTCACGAATTCAGCCGCAGAGCGCTCGCCGAGCCATTCCGTGATGCCGCTACGCAAGCTTTCGGCCTCTTCGGTGAGGATTTGTGCCGCGTAGGATTCCCACAAGGTGCTGTAGGCTATGGTGATACGCCGACGGTGTGCCGAGGTGCGTTGAGCGACGAATCGCTGGGGGGCTGTAATGCCCGCCCGAGTCGGCATCACGTCCCGTATCGATTCAACCTTGAGTGAAAGCGGCTGGGCACCGACAATCATTTTTTTGTTCATCATGTTGAGTGGCAGCGTATAGAACTTGCCCAACCCGTCCGGCTGCGGATTCATATCTTCCAGCGCGAGCACGTTGTCCGCGTTGAATACTCCACGGTCCAGCATCTGAGTATAGAATTGCGCGCGCGCCTGCAGATTGCCTCGCAGAAGCCCTTTTAGATCAAATTTCACGTACAGCGTCTGGCGTTCCCGCTCATCGAAAAAGGTCGCATTCATCGCCTGTTCGGCCTGCGCGACGATCGGCGTGAGAGTGAAGATCACCAAGGCCAGATCCAACTCTTCAATGTTCGAGAAGGTCGCACGGGAAAGGTCATGCAGAAGGTGCGGCGCAAGGCCCGTCCAGCGGGATACTTCGGCGATGGAGAATTGCCGGGACTCCAGCACCTGCGCCTTGGCGGCATCGATCTCGTTAGGCTGCCATTTGCCTCCGGCGGTGAGAAAGATGGCTTTCCACGACTGGCCGAGCTCGGCATATTTGGTATTGAAATCATCTTGAAGTCCCTTGCGGACCTCTTCTTTCGGCGAAGTTTCAGGTGGATATTCGACGAAACCGCCAGCTTTGATGCCCTGCCCAAAAAATCCGGAGGCAAACTCGTCTTGCGCTTTTATCAACCCGAGCGACTCGCGGGCGTAGTGTATTATGCCCCTGCCCATAACCCCTCCGAGAGACACATGAGGAATGAGCAACACGTCGCGACGGTCCAGGATAATCTCCTCGTGATTATTACCATGGGTTTTCACGAGTCCGGGAGTACGCATATCGATCCCCGTGCGGTCTGGAAGTAACGGCGTTAGCTCGAACCCGCCATGCCGATTAACGTGTGTCCACCAGTTACCCCAGAGATATTTGTGAAGCAAGGACGTGTAGATCCATTGCCAGGCGGTCAGCCCGCTGTCGTTCGGTTTGGCGTGCAGCCGATCATAAAGCGGATGATCTATCGCCGGCTCACTTCCACCGGATGGAAGGGTACGGCGCACGCGAAGTGGAAGGCTCGCCACCACGCCTCCGAGAAAATTGAGCGCTGCATACAGAGCGCTAATCGTCATGGCGGAGGTTTCGTCGATCTTAGTACCTGCTTTGGTTTTCCGCCGCCCTCCGTTACTACCGAAATAAGCCGTCCAGTCCTCCGCCGCAGTTCCGCGCAGAATCCGGAATGCGGTCGACACACGCTTCACGAGACTCATACGGCCCATACTTCTACCTTTGCCGGCTCGGAATGCAGCTGTAGCCGGTCCAGAGCCATGATCAAGGCTACAATCCCGTCGATCTTCTCCGTGGATTTTTCTTTGTCGGGCTTTACGCCGGCGGCAGCATCGGTCATCACCATAAGGTTGTCCGCCATCCAGGTCAGCACCGGATTGTTATTGTGCCGCAGCGTTCCCTTCAGGATCTCCCGCAGCATGGCTTTCGTCGGGCTGCTCATGGATTTCCAGCCCTGGCCGAACATCAGAAC